GGTTTACCTGTGCCTAGGATAAAGTTTTTAATGTCATCTGGATTTGACATCAAAGTAGTCACGCCTTCTCCGGCCTGGGTCTTACCACGCTTGAGATATTCCCAAGCATTTTTAGGTATAAACCTAAATGTGCCATCTTCATCGCGTCCCCAATATACTACAGGACTACCGTCCCATTTAAGTTCATTGGCTCCACCAGTGCTAGCCATACCTTGTATAATTCTCACAGCAGCACGACCACCTTCGGCACCAGCAGGTATGTTCTTTGATGGTATACCTGTGAAGATTAAATCTTCAACGTGTTGATACTTACGACCTACGCCAGCAGATGCTTCGAATAACAGTTCAAAGGCTCTCATGCCAACATTCTTTTCAATCTAACAAACCATTCGTTAGTGCCAACATCTGGTGTAGCTGCTTGCCAACTTGAACTGGCTTTTGCCTTGGCAAATATATCATTGCGTTTAGCATCGTCGGGAATAGCAGTCATGATACTTTCTACACTGCCTAGATCAACAGAGGTTGCACCATTACCTAACAAATAACGTGCAACGTCATCCAATTCGTCTGTTATAAACTCACCTTTTTTCCCAGCAGCATCACGTTTATAAAGTCCTTCGTCTGGGCTCCACAGTAGTCCTTGACTGCTGGCCAGCGTGTTCATCATCATTTGTTTGTTAACACCCTTGTAAGGACTTCCTGGCGGAATGTCGTGATTATGAAACTTACTTACTCGTTCAGCTTTGTTTACTACCTTAATATCTACTTGATAAAAATTATCTCGGTATGGCACAAGGATATGAACTGTTACACCAGCTTTGTGTGTTTTTATTCCAGACTGCTGTAACATATTATCTAATGCCTGTCTGGTAGTTTTACCATCGTTAGTTTGAAAATAATCAGCAGCTTCCTTGCCGTCAACCATTACATCTAAATCTCCAGATTTCTTGGGTATTAACTTTACATCATTGGGCAATTGTCCCGGTAGATATGTGTCTTTAAATTTATCTAACGGTATAAATTTCTTTTGACGTTCTCTAAATATACCAATTAACTGATCATCTGTATAAACGTTTTGAGTGGGATTTGCACTGCTGCCTATGACAAAAATTTGTAGGCCAGTTTCTTTAATCAAGTCTTCAGTGGCGCCTACAAGACCGTCGATCATTTCAACAGTTTGTGCATAGTCAGTAGATTCTGGCCATATATTTCCACCCTCACTTAATATCATCGTAATGGCCTTCTTCAATATTTTTAATTTCTTCTCTATATAGATTTTCGCATACTTCTTTAACTATTTTGTCATCTATTGTAGTAGGTAACTCTTCTTCGCTAAATTTATCCGTATAAACATTATATGCATGTTTTACCAACGCTTCAAATGCCTTGGCTGTAAATTTTGTTTTGTTTTGCTTTGCTTCTTTTAATTTAATGATAAACGGAAAGTAATGTTTTCGATAAAACTCGGGATCATTGTGAATAAAAAATTGAAGATCTTCACCCAGATTGAAATCCGGAGCAAAGGCTTCTTGGGGGTTGTGACTAAAAATCTCAAAAATTTTCATAAATTTGCACCATCATAAAGACGACTATGCATTATTTATCGATGATTTAAGATTAGGTTAGTGGTTTAGTAACACAAAATTGACGGTGCCATCTGTGTATGTTATAATACAGCGCAACCATACAAAATTACCAGTGAAATTTTGTAACACAGCAACATCAGTGTTGGTCAAATATTCTAAATCTGTGTTGTCTATGTCAAACCAGTCAGTAGATGCTGGATCTACAGCCAGTGCGCCCTGCATTTTAAAAGTTCCTATAAATTCAGTAAACTTTAATTGAACGGTATGTAATCCGTCACTACGTCCATAATAGCCATCACCTTTGAATTTTTCACTGGTAATTGTGGCTACAGAACTGTCGCTGGGATGACTTTGACTTGAAACTAATGTGCTGCTTAATATTGGCATAATAACTATTTAGTTGCTTTAATTACTTTGTCTATTCGTGCAATATCACTACCGATAAATATTTTAACTAGAGTCATTGACTGAATGTCTTTGACATAAAAGTATGTGCCTCCCCAGCTGTGATCTTTTTGCAATGCTTTTTTACAACTTTTGGTCATCCTAATTTTTTTAGAATTTTCACCCCATTCGACAAAGTTTGTAAAATTTTGTTTAGTTTTACCTAATGTTACCTTATAATCAAAATCAATACGTTTAAGTATTATTTCACCCTGTGTGATATTTGTATTGCTCGGGGGTTCTGCAACGTATTTGGTTTTTTTAGTGTCTAAATTTGCAATAGTAATTACAGAGTTGTAGTCATTACTGTAAAAACTTAACAAAGGATGCTCAATTCTTAGATGAAAATTATTACAAGTTTTTAAAATTCTAAGCAAATCTATACAATATTGATGATCAGCAATATTTTTAATTTTTAACCATTGATATTTGTTTAGATCACCCTTACCCCAGTCATCAAGCATCTCCTCGGCATGGTTTAGATTTTTACCCCTAAACCAATGCCCGCCGGGACAGACTACAACTGTTTTGTATCTGTATTGATTTTCAAACAATCGTTGACTGTATTTAATCTTAATCAACGGGTTGATTTTGTTCATTATATTCTAATCGAGGAACTTTTAATTTAACTAATAATGTGATGCTATCACGTTCTACTCCAATAGTAAGAATACCTCCAGCTTTTAACTCGCCAAACAACATCATTTTAGCCAATGGACGTTTAATTTCTTGGTCAATAATACGTTGCAATGGCCTAGCACCCATTTTACTATCGAAACCCTTTTTAACTAAAAGATCAATAGCATCATCTTTTAGCTTAATTTTAATTCCTTTATCTTTAATTTGGCCTTTAAGTTCTAACATAAACTTACCGACAATCTTAATCATAGTTTCTTTGCTAAGTTTTGTAAACGTAATTACGCCATCTAGACGATTGCGGAATTCTGGTGCAAAAAATTTCTTAAGGTCAGTGTCATTATATTCTTTATCCTGGTTACCAAATCCAATGTTATTTTTTTCATTCGACTGTGCTCCGGCATTGGTAGTTAATATAAGCACAATATTGCGACAATCTGCACGTTTACCGTTACTACCAGTGATAAAACCGTTGTCCATCATTTGTAACAGGATAGTTGATACATCCGGATGTGACTTTTCAACTTCGTCAAATAATAACACTGCATTGGGGTTTTCTTGGATTTGTGTAATCAACAACCCGGCATTTTCTTCAAAGCCAACATAACCCGGCGGGCTACCGATCAACTTACTAATGCTATGCTTTTCTTGATACTCACTCATATCAAATCGTAATAACTTAACACTTAGATGTTTAGCAAGTGACTTGGCCGTTTCAGTTTTGCCGCAACCAGTAGGCCCCATAAACACAAAACTTCCAACCGGTTTATTTTCACTCTTAAGTCCAGCTCTAGCAATAAGAATTTTATCAACTACTTCTTCAAGAGCCGATTCTTGTCCGTATACTTCGTTTTGTAAGTTACCAATCAAATCTCCTAAGTTTTTACTTTCAGTTTCCATAATAGCTTCAGCAGGCATTTGTATCATTTTACTAAGTTCAAACTGTATTTCTTCTTCTCCTATAACTCTATTACCTACTAACTTGATGTTAAATCGTGAACATGCACAGTCGATTAAATCAATGGCCTTATCGGGTAATTTTTTATCTGCTTGATATTTTACACTTAATTTTATTGCAGCTTGTAACGCATCGTCTTTAATTTTAACATTATGAAACCCTTCGTAGTATTTTTTAATACCTTTAAGTATTTGCAATGTCATCTCGGTAGTTGGTTCGTCTACTGAAATACGCTGGAATCGTCGCATTAATGCACGATCTTTTTCAAAGTGTTTACGATATTCTTCCCATGTAGTTGATGCAACAACTTTGATATTACCTTTGCTTAACGCCGGTTTCATCATGTTGGCAAGGTCATTACTATTTTGACTGCCACCCGCACCGGCTCCGCTAATCATATGGGCTTCGTCGATAAACAACACGGTTTTACCTTTTTTCTGTAATCCGGCTAATACCATTTTAAATCGTTCTTCAAAATCTCCACGATATTTACTACCAGCTAACATAGCTGAAATATCCAAGTTGTATACTGTGTAATTTTTTAGAAAGTCGGGCACTGCACCTTTAACTATGTTATAGGCAAGACCTTCGGCAATGGCTGTTTTACCTACTCCGGGATCTCCTACAAGGATAACATTGTTTTTGCTTCTTCGTCCCAATGCCAGAGCAATATTCTCAAGTTCTTCAATACGCCCAATTACCGGATCAATTTTTTCTTTCTTAACAGCGTCGTTGAGATTTGTGGTAAATGCTTTCAATGCTTTGATGCTCTGTGTTTCAGTTTCTTCTTCTGTAGTGTCTAATTCGTTGTTTAAATAATCTGCAAACTTGTCTTTTTCAATGTTAGCTTGTTGGATATAATAAAATGCATATGATTTCTTTTCACTCATAACAGCAAGGAATACATCTGTGCATTCAATCTTTTGACGTCCGTTAAATAACACCTGTGTAAACGCACGATTAAGAACACGCTCTACTGCTTGAGTTTTTTTAGGTTTAGCAACACCGGTCTCTATGACAATCTCTGTGAGTTTAGCTTTGAGATAATGTTCTAAATTTTTACGAATATAGTCAGCATCAGCACCAAAGCCAGCAACACATTTACTGAACGAGTCTTCGCAAAGCATGGCAAAACATAAGTGTTCTAGAGTAATGTATTCATGATTTAATTTTTTAGCAACATCTATAGCTTTGTCAAAAACCATTTGAAGTTCGGGGCTAGGTTCTACCATTATGTTTCCTTTTATTTAGATAAATGATTTATTTCGTTTTGTAATTTTAATAGTCGATCGACCAGTATAATTTCTTTAATTTCAGGAATCAATACAGTTAGTTTAACAATTAAGTCACCTAACCGACCATTTGCGGAGTTGTTAAATCCTCTTCCTCTACATACAAATTCTGTTCCATGTTGTGTGCCAGCTTTAATTTTTAAATCTAACTGATTACCGTCTAAAGTTTGTATTTTTTTATTACAACCCATCATAGCTTCAAACACAGTGATTTGTAGTTGAAAAATAATATTATCGTGTTGACGTTGATATAGCGGATCGGTTTCAACAAATACAGTGACATTTAAATCTCCACGCTGTAATCTCGAATCAGTATCGTCACCTAGCCCCGGATACTTAATAGTTTGACCATTAATAATACCTGCAGGAACATTAATAACCACTGTTTGTTTTTTACCTGAGGGAAGAATATAAGATGCTTCTAATTGCTTTCCGATAAGACTGTCTTTAAAAGAAACAGTGCAATTAATATTAAGATCACGATTTTTTCTTGTACGACCTTGAAAAGGATCCCATTGTTGACCACCCTGGAATCCAAATGCTTGTCCAAATATATCGTTAATGTCGTTGAATCCTGATCTAACATGTATAAACGGACGACCTTGTCTTTCTTGATCATATTGCTGACGTTTGGCAGCATCGCCAATAGTATCGTATGCTTGGCTTATAGATTGAAAAGTTTTTTCGTCGCCGCCCCGATCAGGATGATGCTTCATAGCCAACTTTTTGTAGGCTTTTTTTATAGCATCTTGATCTGCGTTTTCTTTTACACCTAATGTTTCATAGTAGTTCATACTACTAATTATACAGTCTTAATTGATAAAGGTCAATCTCTTGGCGGCATAAAATCACCGTCTATAGGCTGTGATGGTCCGGTCGGGCGTCTAGTAGCACTAGGCATGCCAGGAGTTACCGACGTTGTTCCCCAACTTGGGCTGGGATTATATGACCCAGACGTTGGGGTTCCAAATCCCGAACTGCTACCAAAGCTGCTTGGTGTTGGTGAATTAAAACCGCCGGAGTTGCCGAAGCCTCCTGATTGTGGTTGGCCAAATGCTGGAGCCCCGCTCTGAAATCCTGTTCCTGATGCTTGTATTCCGCCATTGTTTGCTCCCCCTAGTTTTTCTTGTGTGCGACCAAATGCCGCAATACCTAGTACCGCACCCATTGCAATGTGGAATAGTCCAGCACCTTGAAGTGTTAGTGGCATCCATTGAGTAATTGGAGATTTAGTTGCTGTTTGTAACAACGACCATAGGATTGGGAAAATAACCATGTCCATCATACAGACCAGCATATACATCCAACCCATAGCTGGACGCCATTTTGAATTCATCCAATCTTCTTTTTTTGTTTCGCTTGCGCTTAAAACTTTAACTTCTTCTGACATTTGTTGCTCCTATTAGTCTATTACTTCTTAGCTAACATTGTTTGAATCTTTTCCTGAATTGCTTTAGCCCAAAAAGGCTGTGGAAAATTCCATCCTACAAATGCTCCTACTGCTACCCATAATAAAATATCTAACATAATGTTCTCCTTAGAACCAAAGGTATAAGCCGTTTAGGCTTAATAGTATTCCGAATCCTGCTACAACAAAGCTACCCCAGAACATGGCCATGCTGACTGCAAGAATACTTGCTGACAGCACAACGATTGCCAACTGGTATGCTGTTGATGCATAACCAATCCATGGACTAGATTTTTTAGCAATTTCCCGTTCAGCTTCCATAGCTCGTGCTTTAACAGCAAGTTCTTTTTTATCTTCATCCATACGCTCTTTTTCAGCTTGGAATTCTGCTTTTAATTTTGTGTCAGTTGCAGTCTTTGCGGCAATTTCGTATGTGACACCACGACCTGCTTTGGCTTGATATTGTGCCCAAGTGTTGTTAGCACCCAGTGTATTGTTCAACACTGTGCTACCTAACTTTCCACCATACCATGCGTTGACTGCTAACAACAAAGCAAATATGCTAATAACCATACCTGCTCGGTCTTTGATTTTTGCTTCACGTTCGCTACGTGATCCTACTGGAGGCTTAGGTGCATCCAACTCTTTAGGTTGCTTAGTCACTAAATTTAATACTGAATCTATTAATGACATGATTACTTCTTCCCACCATTG